TTTTTCTGCTCCTTTAAATGGGAGCTCTTTCTTTGCTACGTTAATGATGTACGTTGTTTTTGGATCTAGATGTTTGATTGCTGTGGACTTGCCAGTACCTGTAGGACCAACAACCCCGATTAGTTTGCTTGCCATGTTTATTGATTGTTATTTATTTGCTCGAAGATAAGATTTTCATTAGTGGTTTCCAAATTTTACACATACTTTATTTTCTCTTTGTCAAAGAATTCTAGTGCTTTCTTAAGCCACTTCAGCTCTACAGGCTCATCAGAACTGATGATGTAGATGTGAGCTTTTTTGTCTGGATTGTCATATTCCATAGCCATACACCTATTTATTTTCTGTGCTAGGTTCTCACCATTGCTGTCAAAATAATTGATAATCACTCTGTTAAGCGGTTTGTATGTAACGCCTGTATTACCAATCTTTACAACAGCAAGATGCTTACCCTTACCACTTACAAAATCATCAAAGATTTTCTTTTCTTCTTTCTTGCTATGGTAGGAGGGAATACCTATCTGGTCAGCTATCTTGGTGACACCACAGAACACTAGTATGCGTTCATCCTTGTGCTCACTAATAATCTTTCTAGTTCTTCTAAGCTTAGCTATGCTGTTTTGTATGATGCGCATCCTGGCTAGTCTGAGAAACATAGTGGATTTGCCTGCTCTTTCTAGACTGTCTATAACATACCCATAAGCATCAAACTGCTGCTTTTCTGTGCGCTTTTTGCCTTTGTAGTTGTTCTTTATAATGTTGTCTAAAGGCACCTTCACCACTGTTATTTCATAGTCTGCAACAACACCCTCTTCAATAGCTTGTTCAATAGAATAGGTGGCTACAACATGTAAATCTAGCTCATCTTTTAGTGTTTTCTCTGTCCAGCTAGATAGTGTACCCGTGAGACCTAACACATCTCCTCCTGTATGGCTAAACTCCATGTGTTTTTCTATCATCTCTCTGGCAACAACTATCTGGGCCTCAGACAACAGATGTATCTCATCTATCACTATCAGGTCAAACTGGTCATCTAGGTGCTTTTTAAGGCTTAAATGAGTAGTATAAGTGACATTACTATCATCATACTCACGTTTTGCAAAGTCATCCTTCCAACTCTGTTTGATTTTGTTGTCGGGATAGGCTATTAGCACACGTTTGGGCCTAAGATCCTCTAAGATGTTGATGGTAGTGAAGATTTTACCAAACCTAGGGCATAGATTAAGAATGCCAAATCTGCCGTGATCCATCCATGCTTTAGCAAACTCTCTTTGTCTTTTGTCTCTAATCGCCATCTTGTATTAATGTTATAGACCAGAACAGCCATTCTACACTCAGAACGGTGTATGATTTGTTAAACTCTCTGTTTCTAAGAATAGTGATTGTTGGTAACAGAACAATCTGCCAGAAATCATCCTTATCGTGCGGGGCTGTGTTAAATAGTTTAATGTCCATTGAATGTTTATTTGTTAAGAAAAAAGGTTTTGTTCACCACTGCTTCATAATCAGCATCTGTCATATCTCTTCTTCTAGGCAGCTCTTTGAACATACCTATCTGACCCATAAAACCTAGACCAATACGTACATCATCTTCTCCATAGCTGTTTTTTATCAGCCTGAGACTTCTGAAATACTTACCACCGTACTCATCCTTGAGCTTTTCTAGGTCATAACCACTTGGGTCTGCCACCTTGTAGCGCATAGGATCAAATAGGGCTAGCACAACATCAGCATCATTTTGGGTGCTGGATGATTCTGCAAAATCCTCAAGCTGAGGCTCTACATCACCATTCTTTATCCTAATAGGATTGCTGATGTCACGATTGAACTGGCTAACAACAACAGGTGTATACCCATAAAAGTCACGAGCATATCTAAGCTCATCACTCATCTTGTCAATAGCCTGCTTTTTAGTGGTTTGGTCCTTGGTGGTCTTTAAAAGGCCTATATGGTCGATGATAACAATGGTTATTTCTCGCTCATTATTTGGGAAATATCGCTTGTTAAACTCATCCACCTGTTCTATTTTGCCATGCTGTAATGCATGGGCTTTTAGCTCTTTGGCAATACCTACGGGATTCTCTGGTCCATCAATGATGGTGATGACATCATCCATTCTACCCATATAGTCTTCATACATGAGGAATAAATCATGCTCATCGTGGTTCATTCTATCTGTCCAGCCCAATAGCTTGGTGACAGGAATGATGATGCCATGATCCAGGAATATCTTTCTAGACACCCATTTGGCTAGCTTATACACCCTTGTACGCTCCATTGAACGATATATGATGCGTAGCTTGATTTTTGGGTCGCTATGACTGATATACCAGTCAAAAGGATTTAGCACAAATGCATCATCTATAAAGCTGGTCTTGCCTGAACCTGTGAGACCACCCACAAGAAAGTACATGCTCTTACGGATGCCAATGTACCTATTGAGCCTGTCAAATCCCATGGGTATACCCCCATTTCTACCATCCAGGCCCAGCTGCACCTCCTGTTTAAGCTGCTCAAAACTCATATGTCTGTCCCTCCTATTGGTTTATTAGCCTCTTCCACCTGTGCACCTTCTCTGATGAGCTCTACATAAGGCTCAAAGCTGCGTTGGTTTAGATAGGTGAGGCTGTTTTGCATGTATGTAAGCCTGTTAGTTCCTGTTTTTACGGAGTTTTCTTTCTTCTGCTCCACATCAAACTTTAGAGCTGCAAGCATCTCTTGGAGTGTGTATTCACCCTCTAGCAGGATTTTGTCAAACTTTAGCCTGCAATCATCCTTTTCTTTTCTAAGGGCTCTAGTGCCTGCAAATCGCTTTCCTTTGTGTGTGAATGTATCTGTGCCAGGATAGGCTGCCCACCACTGTTCAAACTCTGATGGACCAGCTTTCTTCTTAGCAATCTTCACCTCTCCTTCTGTCTCCATAAATGACAGAAGTTCTTTGCCCTGTAGTGTGAGCTTTTGATCTGTTCCAATGAGTCCTTTTCTTTCAAGCGTCTGAAATAGATTGCACACTCTTACACTGTTTGCACAGAGTTCTTGAGTGTCTAGTCCTTCTTCAAGCAGCTTAAGAAGGAATATTAGATCCAGTGAATATGTCTTCTTGATTAGTTCTTCAAAATGGTAAATGGTTATGTTCAACTTCATCTGTCTTGAGTTTAGGAAGCTCTCCTATAATGGTTATCTTTGCAGGCAGACGATGTTCTTCTTCATTAATCTCCCTCATTATCATCTCCTGCTCCTCTTGCAAATATATGAAATCTTTTAGCTGTTCCCTCTCAAAGTCATCAGGAAATTTTTGTTGGTTTGTCATTTGTTCTCTTTTTATATCCAGGTTTATCCACTCTTTTCTCAAATGTTCTTATTTTCTTTCTAGAGAAATAATGTTTAGCCACTAACATCTCTCCATAAGTGTACAAAGCAGCATGATGTTTTCTTAATTCTCTGTGAAGCCAGGGTTCTCCACAAATTGTAATGTAGTTGTAATACACATTCCCTGTCTCATCTGTTAAGTGGTAGAGGCAATCATTATTACTATCCATATGTATTGTTTTAAAAGCTTCCTTCTGTGTGATTTTTGTTATCATCCCACTCCTCATGATGATCGTTGAGGCTGCTGTTATCATCTTCTATATTAGGAGCACGATAGAGCTCATAGGTTATCCAGGCTGCGAATGACAGCGCAAATATTAAAATAATCCAGAACATAAGTGTTAGTCTTTAAGGCGAAGACCAAACTGAAGGTTGAACCAGTCAAACGTTTGTGTGGCCTTCTTGGTGTTACATCTAAAGGTTTTCTTGAGAAGTGGTATGGCATATGCTTTAAAAAGCTCATATTGCTTTTGTGTGAATGTCCAGTTGTGATACCACATATCATCTTTTCTAGCATCAGCTGTAGTTTTACCAATCACATTTAGTTGGTATTCAAGGAGATGATCTGCAACATTTAGCCTTGTAATCTTCTCTTTGGGCTCAATGAAGAAGTGAAATTTCTTCACCTCTTCAATGAACTCCTTTCTATCCCACACCTCTGTGTAGGGATTGTCACAGATGTAGCACAGCTTTATCACCTCTTTATCCTTGTATGTTATAAAACACACCTCAGATCGTAGGTTTCTGTATTTATCACCTATGTTTGGCCTTAGGCCTTTTGGTTTGGTCATCAGAATAAAGTTAACTGGTTGGGGTCTACAACTATTTGTTTCCCCTTTCCTTCTGTCTGTATCTTTCTTATAATCTTCTCAGCACGCTCTATGTAATAAGCGTGATTGATGTTATCTAGTGGGGCATTCTTTGGAAGATGGTTACACACTGTAGCCACCCACTCACCAGCCTCCACTTGTGATATGTCTGCAGCACCACTATCAGAATTCTCATTTTTCACCTTCAATAGCTTCTCACCTGTGTTTGATATGTAATAACGGATGAGCTTGTGGTAGATGGTTTTCTTGCCAGTGGTTCTGTCAATACCCTCATAATGAAAATCCTTGCTAGCTTTTTGTCTCAGACAGAAGTCATAGATGTTTCTGTGATGCTTTATAACAGCCTCTATAGGTGACCCATGTACAAAATAAGCTTCTAGAGCTATGGGTACAATCCTTGCTGATTTATTCTTATGTAGTTCAAAATCAGTGAGAAAGTCACCCTTTTTCTTGATTTCACCATCTGTTTTAATAGCTAGATAGTCATTCACTGTAGAGAATATAATCTTCTGGTAGTCAGCTCTTTCTAGCTCATAACCAGTGAGCGTGCTCCACCATGCATTTATCTCATGCATCTTGGCTATCAAGGCCTTTTTAATCCTAATGGTGACACCATCTGTGTTTGCAGAGATGACATTTATACCAGCTAACTCATACGCCTCGATGAGCATCATGAGGCTCAGTTCACCTGTAATAGTGGTGAACATGGTGAGCTGTCTGTCATAGATCCACGACTGTACATCAGAACTCTTACCATACACAGAGTTTACAGCGAGCTTTAGTGCTCCTACAATACCCTTGATTTTCTTGTCCTTCTTGGCTAAAGGCTTGAGCTCTAGTCTTTTCTCAAACATGGTTTTATAACCTTGCAGAAACTCCTTACCTAGATGCCTTGGATAGCGTTCATTATTGATGATGATGGCTGGATAATACGAACTTACATCCCAGTCTATTATTTCATACTCCTCATCTGCTTCAAATATTCTAGGACCGTTTTCTGTGTGCAAACCACCTTTCATGAATGAATAGACATTCCCATAGAAATGCAGCTCTTCCTTAAAATCATCGTTTATACCAAGCTTCAGCTTTCTAATACGCTCTAGAAATTGCTGTAGCTCAGGCGTTTGGAATGCTACATAGGGTGCAATACACTCTTTTACAGCTGTATATTTGGTGAAGAACCCCTTTTTAGGCAGCTCTTTGTAATCAAGACGCTTCTGCTGACAGTAGTATTTCTTGATCATCTCATCACCAATCTTGCTGTCAGAATAGTTGAGGCATGGAATGCCAAACTCCTCTTCTATATCCTGTCTGAGCTCTATTTTGTTGTCCCCTTTGTACAAAGGATGGTCTGTATCACCAATGGTTACACGGTAGAACTGATAAGTGGCCCATACATCATTCAAACAATAGCCTGTTATCGTGGATATGTCCTCCTCAGTCATTCCTGTCATATCATGTGCTATAGGCA